TTTCGGTCTTCCATCTCTCTTTGAAAGTCTACATCTCTACATTTTTTATTGATAAGTGGATAATTCTTATTTAAAAGAGTAATTCGTTTTAATACTTTTTCCCAGCGACTTGTATCACCATCGGGTCTCGAAAGCTCTAAATACATTGCCATTCGTAAATAATTCGGTGGAGAATATAAAATACCTGCTACACGAATCGCCTCGCGTTTTAAATTTTTGAAAAGTTCCGGACTAAGTAATGTTATATCTGCTACTGGAATAAAATTGACAAATACCTTAAATGTGCCATAATGAACACCTGCTTTTGCTTCTACTTCTTCAAAACCTGCTTTATAATATATATCCGCTAATTCTTTTGCATCTTCTAACGGCGTCATTGAAAAAAAGTCGTAGTCAGGAATTTCAATATTCTTGTCGTAAAACTGGTCCTGAGCTGGAAGAATATTGTTGATTGCAGTTCCTCCATAACATATTTGTCCTTTTAGTTTTAAAAAGTTTTCAACAATACTTATTATCTTTTTAAGTTCAGGAGACTGCATTTTCTCTCGCCCTTTTAATTTTTCTGATTTATCCACCGCTGTTCTTAAAATCGCTAATTCACAATCTTCATATGTTAATCCTTTACACAATTCATTTTGACGCATCGTTATTATTATAAAGAGAGAATTTTTTATCGTGGTTTTATTAAATTGAAACAATAATTACTAAATGTTAATATGCATTATGCCTACTTACGATGATTACGCGTTTGCACAAAGACACTATCAGGAAACCGAATTGCAGAAAAAACCTGGTCAAGACTTTTGTGATAAATATGGTTGGCGTCTTCACAATGATTTTGATGAGATTCAGCGCCCCGACAAGATTACTTACATGAATGGTTCTATTTATAGAACACATACACCAACAACTCATGTATGGTATCAAAGCAAAAAGAATCCATCGTATCATGTTTGGATTGAATTTAGTGGTGCACTTATCTTTGTGAAGATGGGTATTCGGGTGATAAAAAAACCGGGTAGCAGTTGGAACACAACCCGACTTGAACCAGAACCGTCTTATTTCCGCGATTACAGAACTTTTAGTGATGGTATTCGCGCGGTTGAATATATTCTTGGAAAAAATATGTAAAGAAAAATATTGTTTAGTAGAAATTATCTTTTATAAATTTTTTATTTGTATATTGTATAGGATGACATTAAATAAAACTGATATTATAAATGATTTAACTACACAAGAAGAAAAACATTATAATAATCTAAAAAGATTATTAGAAAACGAAAATAATCCAATTGAATACCCTGAGGTTAGGAATTTCGGTGAATTCTTAGGAATGATGAAACTATATAATGAAAAATTTAAGGGAAGCGGTGCATTTACTTCAAGAATGAGAAAGATGACATCATTTATGAATAGGGACGGCGGGACTAAACAAAAGCGACCAAAAAATAAGCGTTCTAAAAAAACTCGTCGTAGGAAATAAACTAATCTAAAATAAGTTAAAAATATGTTTTAATTTATTTTATTTATGGAGAGACCGACATGGGATGAATATTTTAAGAAAATTGTCATGGTAACAAGTGAACGCTCACCTTGTGAACGACTCCAAGTCGGTTGCGTTTTGGTGGTTGACAATCGCATTGTAAGCCAAGGTTACAATGGTTTTATTAGTGGATGTCCTCACGATTCAATTGTCCGGGACGGACATGAACAAGCAACACTTCATGCAGAACAGAATGCTATAATAGACTGTGCCAAACGCGGCGTCAGTTGCAAAGATGCAATAGCATATATCACACACTATCCGTGCATTATTTGCACTCGTTTGCTACTTGGCGCGGATATAAAAGAAATAAAATATATAAATGATTATAAAAACGACGAATTAGTAGAGCATTTTTGTAATCTAAAAGGTGTGAAAATTACAAAAATTTAATTAGTAGTAGTAGGGTCGCCGGCAGTTTCGGCATTTGTTAAATTACTTTCTGGGTTAGCAGTAGGGTCTTGCGTAAGAGTATAATTAAATGATGATTCATCACTTTTTCTAGAATATAATCCTTTTTTATTAAAGAAATCATGATATTGCGTAATTTGTGACAATGCCGCAGGTCTATCTTTGAGATAATTTTGGAAAGACATTCCTACCATTTGTGCTCCGAAATTTTCATGATGTTTTTTGTAATCTACATTTCTGGAACTTGCCCCTACAGTAGGTGTGGTAAAAATGAGTCGTTGTCTAGATTTATTTTTATACTCCTTTTGAGCCATATCTGTTGCATTTTCAACTTCAAAATCACGCAAGTGCATACAAAATTCACTAGGACTCAATAAATTCATATAATCGAGTAAAATACCTTCATTACCACCTTGTCTGCATAATTGTTCGAATTCATTGCCATTTTTTAGGTCCATTTCTTTACCTCCAAAAAGGGAGGTCACATTAACAATAATAATAACTTTATTATTGAAATCATTATTTGCATTGACATCGGTGGCTGGATTGCTATTTAAATTTCTACATATTAAAGGAATATTAATTGACTCATCTTCTTTACCTTCCATTTTATGTATCCATCTTTCACCACTGTTTGGAACAACAAGTCTTTTTTTATCATTATTGTAAGAGTATTTAGGGTCAAGAAGTCTATCGCCAAACGACTGATATAATGTTTTTGCGATTTTATCATAAACTTTTGTATTTTTAGTTTTTAGACGTAAATTAATAATTACAGGAAAGTCTTCACACTGTTTTGTAAGTTCGGAATCAAATGCAGTATTATTAATAATCGACATAGCCTTATGGAAATCTATTTTATTGAATGATTCTTTAATATTTAAGTTATTCTCTCTCGATGAGAAACCGATAACAGGATTATTATTCATTGAGTATATTTCAAAGTCAAGACACCTAGCACCCGCATTGATACAATGAATTAAAGCACATTCACTAACCCAACTGTTTTTAAAAGTATTAACAGCACAACAATTATAAGCAGTTTTGATGTGATAATTTAAAAGACAAGCCGGATAATATGTTGCAGATAAAATATTGTCTGTGTCTAGAATTACAGAACCATCGCTTGATGAGTTACACAGATTATTTGACACTTTTTCACCGATTAATCGATTGCCACCTTCTTGCTCATCGGAACATTTTAAATTTTTAAATACAGGAACAAAATCGAATACATCGGGCTCGTTGCGTTCAGGTTTAAAATCTTTATAGTTATTTTTCATAGAACTGCATCTAGTAGATTCTTCGTAATATTTAGTTGATATATACATAAAAATACCAACAACTATAATACTATACATAAGTATAACAATATATTTTGTTTTATCTTCATTTGACATACCACCAATTCCACCAATCATTCTTATTATATTATATTAATAAAAATATTATATAATAAATTTTTAATATATAAATATAATAATATGGCTGGTGGTTTATTGAATTTAATTGCTGTTGGTAATCAAAATACGATTATCCACGGCGACCCTCAAAAAACTTTTTTTAAAGTTACTTATTCTAAACATACTAATTTTGGACTTCAAAAATTTAGAATAGATTATAATGGAATTCGTTTTTTAAATCCTACCACAGAAACTAAATTTAATTTTAAAGTTCCTAGATACGGTGATTTATTAATGGACACATATTTGGTAATTAGAATGCCAACAATATGGTCTCCTCTATTGGCAGATAATAATAACAATTTTTATAGTTATGAATTTAAATGGATTCATGATTTGGGAGCACAAATGATAAAAGAAATATCAATATCAATTGGAGGACAATTGATACAAAAATATAGTGGCGATTTTATAAAATGTATGGTGGAAAGAGATTTTAATAATGAACAGAAAGCATTATTTGATGAGATGACTGGAAATGTTGATAAAATGCATAGTCCAGAAAAAGCATATTTTGACCCCATCTTCAATAAATTCACATATCCTAATACTATTTATAGAACTAGAAGGGATGAATATGGTGGAGAATATATTACACCAACACCTTCAATTGACGGTAGAATATTATATATTCCAATAAATGCATTTTGGTGTGGCAATAGTAAAGTTGCACTTCCTTTAATATCACTTGAATATGCAGAATTGGAAATTGACGTGACAATTCGACCAGTTAAAGAACTCTACACAATAATAAATACAACTGCAGATATATCAGGAAGTTATATTGACCAGCAAATTGAAGAGACTGATACAGATTTTCAGGCATTAATTACAGATAAACCATATATAAGAAGAGCTCCGGATTATAATGATTTAAATCATCAATTGAAAAATTTCTTATATCCAACAAAAAGAACACAGTTAGAGTTATTTAATGAGCCAGATAGTGTTATGTCAAAAAGCGAACAAGATATTTGGGCTGCACAGAGGGAAGATTGGAATGCGGACGTTCATTTAATAGGAAATTATGTATTTTTATCTGATGACGAAGCCGATGTCTTTAAAAATTCGACACAGGAATATTTATTTAAAGATATAAAAGAACATAAATATCAGTCTTTACATGGAACACAGCATGTTGAATTAGAGACGTCATCACTGGTATCTTCATGGATGTTTTATTTTCAAAGAGATGATGTGAGAGACCGCAATGAATGGTCTAATTTTACAAATCAAACGTATAATTCACTATTAAATAACACGAGATATGTTTATGTGGATAAAACAAACCAAGGAATATTGAGAGATTTAGCAAACAATGTAAATGGTGCAATTAACGAAACAAAACCATTGTGGAATGGCATAAATATAGGAAATGTATTATCAATGCATCCAATGGTTACAAATAGTTATAATGCAGTGTCAAAAAAAACTATATTAGAATCCCTAGGTATACTTATTGATGGTAAATATAGAGAGAATGTTTTCGAACAAGGCGTTTATGCATATTTGGAGAAGCTAAGGTCAAAAGGTAATCCATATGATGGATTATATTGTTATAATTTTGGTTTAAATACAAATCCATTTGACACACAACCATCAGGTGCAATAAATTTAAGCAAGTTTAAAAAAATAGAGTTTGAATTTACAACAATTGAGCCTCCTATTAATAGTCAATTTAAAGTGGAAACGATTTGCGCGCCAGGTGGTATTACCGGAATATTAGAGAAGGGCACAATGTTTAAATATGACTATGATTTAAGAATTTATGAAGAGAGATATAATGTTATTGAATTTAAGAATGGTATGGCCCAACTTCTGTTCTCTCGTTAAATTGTGTATCTTATATTAAAATTGAAATAATAATATAAGATAAATTTACAGTAATGGCAAGACAATTTAGAATCTTCATTGATTGTCCTCGATATTCTGGTTGGAGAATTATTGATAATCTTACATTTATAACTGCAGAAATTCCAAAACTTGAACCACTTAAAGAAAAGTTTTTCAATAATGATATTTTTGAGTTTGATGAAGAAAATAGTGTTGCCTCTCTTGTTTCATCTCCTATAAGAACACAAATTCTAAGTGGCGTTCTTGTTACAGAAAAGACTTATGGAAAATATAAAGACCGATTTCTATATCGTTGTATGCCTCATGACAAGCACATTCCCGAATTTCTTGTGCCGTATAATATTAAAACCGGTTTTCAAAAGAATCATGTGCCAATCTATATTTGCTTTAAATTTAAACATTGGGACGACAAACATCCAAGAGGAGAAATTATCCGCACAATTGGACCCGTAAATATTCTTGGCAATTTTTACGAGTATCAACTAGCATGCAAGAACTTAGACATAACCTTAAAAGATTTTACAAAAAATGCTAAAGAGAGAATGAAACATCTTCCTACAATGGAAATCATCGAAAATATTATCAAAAAATATAACATTATTGACCGTCGAGAACAAACGTGCTATACAATTGACAATAATGACACTATAGAATTCGACGATGCTTTCTCTCTTTGGAACGAAACTAAAGAAGATGGCAAAGAATATCAAACTCTTAGTGTATATATTTCAAATGTCTCGTTTTGGATGGAAGAGCTCGAACTCTGGAACGCATTCTCACAAAGAATCGCAACCATATATCTTCCCGACCAGAAACGACCAATGCTCCCTACTATTTTAAGCGACTGCATTTGCAGTCTCAAAAAAGGCGAACATCGAATTGTTTTCACGATGGATATAACGCGGTGTCTTTCGGACGCCGAAAGTCCCCCGCAATATTCGTTTAAAAACTCGCTTATTGTTGTGAAAGAAAATTTGGCTTATGATTCCTGGGATAAAAATAAAGTCGCTGCACCTATTTGTAAAGATGCAATTGACTTCGCCGCTGCCATTTCTAAAGACCCCGTTAGAAACAGTCGGGATTTAGTGTATTTTATGATGGTTTATATGAATCATATGGTGTCATGTGAAATGATAAAATATAAAAATGGAATTTATAGAAGCGTTAAAAGCGTTGAAAGTAATAGTAAAATTCCGGATGACTTGCCAGATGATGTATATCGCTATCTTAAGTTTTTGAAGAGCTCTGTAGGACAATATGTCGTATTTAATGACATGAAATATCATAACCATCTTGAGCTTGATACCTATTTGCATATATCATCGCCCATTAGAAGGCTTGTTGACTTATTGAATCTAATTCAAATTCAAGAAAATTTGGGGCTTTTTAAATTTACAGATTCTGCATATAAATTTTACGCTAAATGGATTAGTAAGCTTGATTATATTAATACTACCATGCGCTCTATACGTAAAGTTCAGAGCGATTGTAATATTGTTTCTTACTTCGAAGACGAAACAAATCTTGAGAGGACTTATACTGGGTATTTATTTGATAAAGTTCGCCGGACTGACTTGATGTATCAATATAATGTATATATTCCTGAATTGAAACTAACTACACGTGTTAATACTCTAGAAGAATATGATGATTATGGTAAATATCATTTAAAGTTGTTTATGTTTAAAGATGAATACAGTGTACGAAAAAAAATAAAAGTACAATGTATCGAAAAATGAATTCCTTATATATAAACTTGATGTGATTTTAAGATGCGTTTGTATTCTAACAATTCTTGATATGTTAAATATGTTAGCCTTTCTTTGAATGTTAGTATCTGAAGATATTTTGTTGTGAAAACATTCCATAATTCAAAACACTCGGGTATTATTCTTTCAAAATATGAATCTAAATCATGTCCTCTTGTTTCATAGTTTAAATTAAGCTCCCCAAAATAATTATTAAACAATGCATCATTCCATGGAGCTCTATAATTTTTTATTATGAATTCGTCTTTTACTAATCGTATAAATGTAATCGTTTCTGTTTTTGTAAAATTCATCAATATTTTTGTTATTAATTCCATCGTTGATTCTAGTAATTCTTCATATTTTGTAGGTTTTTCACTTACTAAAACATCCATTGGTGGAATATCATTTGATAATTCTGTTGCAAGTTCTGTTAGAATATCCTCTTTTATTGATTTTATTCTTCGCGATTCAATATCATCCTGTATTTCACTAGGTAAATAAAAAAGATATGTTTCATTATATTTGTTATATGCCATTGTCTATATTACTTATCTAATATTTTAATATCCTTTTTTTATTTGTTTGAGCTATCTTATTTTTTGGGTTTTCTTCTAATCATAAACGATTTTCGTTTATGCATATTATATATTTTACATAATTTTTAGATAAAACTTTTAATCATTTTAATTTCTTCTTCGGTGAGATTAAATATTTTATATAATTCATTATCTGTCTTGTTTTCTGTAATAAATGGTATGTTATGATATGTTTTTTCTATATTAAATCCAGACCATTTACAAATTTCAAATACAAATTTATATAATTTACTATTAATAATATTAACATATTCTTTTTTATCTGTTAATAAATACATTTGTGCCTGTGTAAATCCCATAGTTCCATCATCATAGATAGGGTTTAAATTACCCGATAAGTTAAGCAATATTTTTTTTTCATCTTGTTTAGTGTGTTTTGTTTTTGAGTATCTAATATTTCTTTTTGTGGTATGTCTTACAGGATATATATACTCATCTATTTTATAATCATTTAATTTGTTTTTATGTGTAGTATTATGCAACTCACAAGAAGTATTAAATGATACTTTTGGTAATTTATTATTCATAAATTTTTTTATAGTATTAATTGTTTCATTTGTTATAAAATTTGGTAAATATTCCATACCATTTAAATTACAAACACTTTTGTATATTTTTTTATCATATTCACAAACAACTTCTGTCTCTCCTATGATGTTTGTCTTTTTAATAACATAATATGAAAACATGCTACCAACATTAAAGTATTTTTTACATTCATTTACATTTAAATATAGGATATGATTCTTGTAAAATATAGCTTTATTTTTAGATGTAGGAGACATCCAACTTGTTGGTGTAATATATAACAATAATCCATTTTCATTTAATCTGTCATAAGACCAATTTAAGAATTCAGACCATAAATTATGATTTAATGCTTTTCTTTTTCCAGAAGAAGTATCTTCATATGGAGGATTACAAACATGTAAATCAAACTTATCAATACCTTTCCAATTTTTAGTAGTTTTTGTTATATCTAATTCCATTGTATTTCCTTCATTATAATTTAATTTATAATCATTATAAGGGTCAATTAATAATTTACAGATAAAGATGTTTGTAGGATTAATATCGCTAAAATATATACACTCTTCTACAATTTTTTTATATCTTTCTTTTTTATCAGGAATAGTTTTCTCAAGACCAATCATAAATCTATCAATTATATCTACAATAAACCCACCTTTTCCACAACTAGGTTCAATAATTTTTTTTGGCGTTTTCCAAAAATCACATGATATTTTATTAAGTGACTCTTGTCTTAATTTAAATATGGTAGGTATTTCTGCGTTTCCACTTTTTTCTAATTCAGTTGGTTCTAAATATTTGTCAATTATTTCTGATAATTTTTTAGAATTATTAATATTTTTCATAAATAGTTCTTTGACGGTTCTAATAATCTGATTAGTTTCTTTATCATCTTTCATATAGTTCATATATACATTTATAAATTTTTTTATTATTTTTGAATCAATTGATTTACCCCACCAGCTTTTAGTTTGGTTAATTAGGATATTATACACACATTCATTCTTTTCAATTAATTCAAACATTTCTATAAACGATGTTTCTTTATTATGAATTGTTAATAAACATATAAGTGGAATAATATGTTTTAGAATATCCATATAGTTTTTTTGTTTTTCATCTTCATTACTTGTTTCTGATGATGTATCTATGTCTTCATTATCAACTTTTGTTTTTTCAATGCCATTTTTTATTTTATCTTCCTCCAAAAGTTTATCTATTAATTCTTTTTGTATTTTTGTAGGCGTTTTATTAGTAAACATAACATTAAATATTTGTTGTTCTTCTTTTGTAAGTAATATTTCCTTAAAACGAAGACGATTTAGGAAATGATTAAGTGCATTTTCAGTATTAGATGAATACACATCATATACATTTTCACATAAAGTAGTAATTTTAGAAACATCATTTCCGAAAGAAGGCATCCAATGATCAGCATTTAAATTGATAAGTCTTTCTTGTAGAATATGTTTGATAGCATCTCTTGGATGCTTATCCGGTTTTATCAATGAAGCATAATTAATTACAGAAGTTTCAATTACTCTATGAATATTTAAATCTACCACAAAACCA